ATGTAAAGAAGAATTTACACAAAAATCTGAAACAAGAACTATCCCTAAATACATATATATACTTCTTGTGTTTGGATTACTTATTCTTAGTCTTATTAGTACTAAATACAACAAAAAAACAGGAAAAGTTTGTGTTTCGATTGGTTTGAAATTTATGAATTTCTGTATAATCAAATGTCGTGACATTTGGGGCTGTTATTGGCGCTCTCTTCTTCCTTTTTTTATAGTAGTAATAGGCTACTATCTTTTATTAGCCCCCTCGAAAGTATGGGTTCCTGACTCATCTTCATCTTCTTCGGATTCGGACAATAACACCATATAGGACTCAATGTACTTCTTTATTTCTTAGTGTCATTATTTCCGCCCCCCTTTTATCAAGAGCCAATTCAATCTTATGATCATAACATTTGATATTATCATCTTCTTCTTTTTCATAACTATGAATATTTACATTCTCTGAAATACGAACTTTTTTTTGATTTTGTAATGGCCAAAATAATGTTGGTATTAGATTGTTACTTACTAAATTTTGAACACCTCTCATAATATCCATCTTCTTTGAATGAAAATCTATTTGAAATTTTAAAATATTTTTAGCAGATTCTAAATTAATACACGGAAAAATTGATAAGGGTTTATTATTATAACCTATACATTTCGAACATTCAAAACTTTCAGTTTCATTATTAAAATATACCATTGTTGAATCATATTCTTCAATTCCATCTTTTATAGAAGGATGATTCATATAAGATTTATCATATATAGCTATATACATTAAAGATGAATTCCACATAGCACATAAATCGTTATATTTCCAACCAAGTTCCTTTCTTAATAATTTGATATTTTCATAAGTTTTATGAGTTAATATATATTGCCATAATCTTTCAAGAACAAATCCTTCATTTCCACCTTGATCGTTTGTGTATAATAAAGATTTATACAATCTTTTATAAGATAATCTACTATTTCTCAGTATAGATGATTTTTTAACATAAAATATAGAGCTCCAACAATATGGAATTATATTTGATGGTAATGGAAATCCATTTGAACCACACATATAATGAAGATAACTGCCATATGGTTTTGGAGTTTTAATATTTAAAGTCTTTACCTTACAATCATGACTTAAATCATAAAATTCATGCGCTTCTACAGTTTGTTGACTATTTGTATTAATATAATATTGAATAATACGATTTTTATCTATATAAAATCGTTTATCAGATTCTATATTTGGTGGTATACTACTATTATAACGCCATGTTAATGTTTGAAACTCATTATTAATGTACAATTTTGCAACATTATATGTCATCAAATTTAAAAAATCGGGACTATGATCAAAAGGATTTCCTTGTATAAACCATAATTTATCTGGTAAACGTTCATAATTTGTAATTATATAATTAAGATATGTACCACCTTCTCTACCAATATTTGGGACATTTTTAATTTTAACAATATTCTTTGTTTTATTTATTGATGACAATCTTATATTATCTAAACCTTTGTTAAATATTATTACATTACTTATCCAGGGTTCTGTTTCAATTAGAGAATTTAACCAATCTAAATTTTCATCATATCTAGCTACTATAATACAATGATCTTGAAATATACAATGATCATTTTCAAACATTATTTATTTTGAAAGTAAATATAAATATAAAAAAGAGGCGCATTATCCCATTCCAATCCGATTATGATGTATATTTTGAAAATGTGTTTCTATATCTTCATCACGCTGTCTTAACTTGTATCTCCTATAGTCTTCTTGCTCTTTTTGCTTATATTTCAATTCTTGATACATTCTTTCTTCTTCTTGAGTCAATTTACCAGGAGTATTACTTCTATTTTGTTTTGCATTAGCAAAACTTTGTGATACATTTGTTTCATTTATAGTTCCTTTTTCATAAGTTAAATGAGGAGTTTCTAATGCTCTACGAATATCAGTATATTTAGTACCATTTTCTGTTTGTCCTGAAAAATCTTCAATATCTTCTTCTCCAGTTCCTAATAATTGAACATTTGTATTATTATTTGTTGCTAATTCTTCTGGTATATCTGGCCTTTTTATAAGCTGTAGTGTCTTTGAATCCATATTATTTGTGTAAATTCTTTTTTGTTTTTCATATTCAGAATGAAAATTACTTTCAGAAGGTCGTGTTGGTTGTTTTATATCGGGTTGAGATTTTAACCAGTTACCGTGTCCTACTTTTTCATCAACAAATGCATTTTTTGTATAATATTCATTAAAAACGGATGGATCAAACTTTTGATCAAATAAACTATCTGGAGGTGGTACTGCAATATTTTCTCTGGTTGTTTTTCTTTCTTCTACTACATCTGGAAGAGAATTTTTCAAATGATTATAACACATTGTCAACATATGAAAAGGATTATTATCACCTCCGTGTTTATCAGGATGAAAAGCTATTGCTAATTGCTTATATTTTTTGTGTAAATATTGCGCATTATATCCTTGTGTTGGCTCTCCAAACAACTGGCGACACATTATATCCAAATTAGCAGAAGGATTATTACGACTTTGATTTTTTTGTTGATATTTACTTTCGATTTCTTCAGTTGTTGCCCTTTCTGTTGGTTTTGGTAACATTCTAGGCATATAAGGTATTTTTACAGATTCTTTTGCAAATTCTTGATCCCTTGAATATTTTAAATCATTTTGATAATTTTTTCTTCTTGTTTCATAAATACTAGAAGGTTGATAATTATATTGATTAGTATTATTTTGATTAATATTTTGTGTATTATTAGATAAGCTTTTCTCTTTTTTCCATTGTTCAATAAATAATTGTACCTGGTTTGGAGATAATCTTCTCAATACATTATCAATTTGATTTTGATTTAATCCAAGTGATGCAAGTTGATATTCCATTATTTCAAATATTATAATTTTTAGTTTACATTTACGCAACACCAAAATATTTTTGACTAAATATTATATCACCAGTACTAATATCAGCTAATTCTTGTTGTATTAATGTTACTGCTGTTTTTGTTTGTTCTAAACCAGAAATGGCTAAATCAAAACTGGCATCAAAAAATAAAACCAATACATTTGAAAAATCTTTTACAATATCATCTATTTTTTCTATACCATTAAATTGACTATTAGACATTATTTTTAAAATAATATTTTTCTTAACAAAACAATACGCAATTTCCACATATAATAACTAAATTCGTTTAAGATTAGATTAAATTAAATATTAATATTTGATTAATATGAATCCGATGTTTTCTAATAATAATGATTATGATTCCGAAACTGAATTAGATTATATTGGAAATACACATAATTATTTTTGTGATAAATTGAGAAATTGTATAATATACTTATTTCTATTTTTCACATAAAAATGAAAACAATTTAACTAGTGTTTTGTTAATTAATATAATAAATGTATCAGATTTATGACTGGGAAACTTATGATGAACTTGTTGAAAATGATTTAGATACAGACGAAGAAGAAGATATTGATTCTCCACGTATTTTACAGAATTATATAGCATATTTGTATGGTGTTACTAAAGAAGGGGAAAATGTTAGTATAAAAGTAACCGGATTTACACCATATTTTTGGATAGAATTACCAGACAACTGGAAACAATCTTGGTCAAATATACTTGCAAGTGAAATAAGAGATAGATTGTCAAAAGCTACTAAAGATGAGTTTATTCAAGATTTCGCAACAAAATCATTGAAAAAGAGGTTTAAGTTTAAAGATTATCAGTGGAAAAGACCAAAAATATTTATGCAACTTGTATTCAGGAGTTCAAAAGCATTGAGAAATATTTATTATATGCTGAAAGATCCTTATTCTGGTTCAATTTCTGAACTTCGAAACCACATATTTCCAATTTACGAAAAAAATGTGTCACCAGAATTGAGATTGATTCATCTTAGAAAAATTAAACCTTCTGGATGGATTAGTCTTGGAGCTTCTGCTACAAGAAACAACAATAAACTTTTATGCGAAACCAAATATTCTCAAAACTGGACAGTTAATTGGAAAGATATAAATCCAGTCGAGTCTGACTCTATTGGACCTATTAAAATTGCAGCTTTTGATATTGAAGCAGACTCCAGTCATGGCGACTTTCCAGTTGCTAAAAAAGATTATTACAAGCTTGCAATGAATATTTATGAAGAAAGTGTAAGATATTCTAAAGCCAAAAAAAGAATTAATCCAAGTTTAATTTCACAATGGATAAAAGTAGCTTTCAGAGATTACACAAATGAAGAATATGATGAAAACCTGAAATCATCTATTCAAACTATTATACTCAAAAATGAATATAATATTAAAAAAGGAGTATTCGATGCTTTAGGGGAAGAATGCTATGTTATGATTAATAAATCAAAAACACAAAAAAGAAAGGGAAAAGATATTATTGCTTCATTAACAAAAATATTGAATTCAAGTCTACCTAAGGTAAAAGGTGATAATTTAATTCAAATTGGAACTGTTTGTTATAGATACGGTAAAGAAAAAACTACAATAGAAAGACATATTGTCGCTCTTGGAGGTTGTGATCCTATTGATGGTATAGAGGTTGTATCTTGTAAAACAATAAAAGAATTATATGTTGAATGGCTCAAATTTATGCAAAAATCTCAACCAAATGTGCTTACTGGTTATAATATATTCGGTTTTGATTGTAAATTTCTATGGGAATGTGCAGAAGAAAACAATTGTTTACACATTTTAGAACAACTTAGTCCTCGCAAAAATAAGACTGTAATTCTAAAAGAAAAGACTTTATCATCATCTGCTTTAGGTGTTATGTTGATGTATTATTTTGATATGCCAGGAATTGTATCTATTGATTTGATGAAAATCATCCAAAAAGATCATAATTTACCATCATATAAATTAGATGATGTATCAAATGAATTTATTCACGGTTCTATTTCCAAAATTGAACATCAAGATGATAGTGAAAACTGTCCTATGAAAGTATATACAAATACTACTTTCAGTTTGAATGTTGGTACTTATGTATCAATATTTAAACAAAGCATTATTGGTAAAGAGTTTATTGGAGAACGTAGAAAGATTCTGCGTATTGAAGAAAATGTTAGTTTTGATCTTGATTCTGGTGATAAAAGTCAAGAGTTTCCAAAAGAACCAAAATCTTATTATTGGGCGGTTGGTAAGGATAATGTTAGCCCTCAAGATATTTTCGCAAAACAAAGAGGATCCGATAAAGATAGATCAATTGTTGCTAAATATTGTGTTCAGGATTGTGAATTATGTTTGAATCTTTTACAAAAACTTGAAATTATTACTAACAATATTGGTATGTCTAATGTATGTCTTGTACCATTTCCATATTTATTCTTCAGAGGACAAATGATCAAAACACTTAGTTTAGTTGCATCTGAATGTCAAAAGGAAAAATATTTAATTCCGGAATTACCAAGACCACCAGAAGATATGAAAGATTCTTATGAAGGTGCTGAAGTTTTAGAACCAACACCCGCAATTTTCCTTGATTGTCCAGTTAGTGTACTTGATTATGGCTCTTTATATCCATCAAGTATGATTGGAAGCAATATTAGTCACGACACTATTATTACAGAAGAAAAATATCAAGGTGTGAAAGGTGCTAAATTATTAACAGAAAAAGGTATCAAATTTGAAGATATTTCATATGATAATTATTATCAAGTTTTAAGAGGAAAAACTTGGGTTAAAAAAGTTGATGAAAAAAATCCAGTGGTTAATTGTCGATATATTCAACCACCTATTGATTCAAAAACTGGTCAAATTGATGACACAAAAAGAGGAATTTTGCCCAAAATTCTTATGAAATTACTTAAAGCAAGAAAAGATACAAGAACACAAATCAAAAATGAGAAAGACCCTTTTAGACGTTCTGTATTAGATGGCTTACAATTAGCATACAAAATTACAGCAAATTCTCTTTATGGCGGTGTTGGTGCCCAAGTTAGTGCTTTATATTACAAGGATATTGCAGCATCTACAACTGCAATTGGTAGAAAACATCTTCATTTAGCTAAAGATTATGTAAAAGAAAATTTTCCGAATGCAAATATAGTATATGGTGATACAGATTCTGTATTTGTCAATTTTAATCCACATCTTGATTCAGACAAAAAACTAACACAAGATGAATTATTACAAAAATCAATAGATATGTCAATTGCTGTAGAAAAAGGTATTCAACCCCTATTACAATACCCTCATAAATTGGAATATGAAAAAACATTCTTTCCATTTCTATTATTACGTAAAAAGGGCTATGTTGGTAACAAATATGAATTTGATTTAAATAAATACAAACAAAGTTCTATGGGAGTTGTCACTAAAAGAAGAGACAATGCACCTATTGTTAAATATGTTTATGATGGTATTATAAAAAGAATTATGAATGACAGAGATATTGAAGCAGCTATATTATTTCTAAAAGAATGTGTAAAAAATGTACTTGATGGTAAATTCCCTATGCAATATTTTATCATTACTAAACGATTAAATGCCGCATATGCAAATCCTGATACAATTGTACATAAAGTTCTTGCCGATAGAATGGGTGATCGTGACCCGGGTAATAAACCTCAATCAAATGATAGAATTCCATTTGTTTATGTAAAAACAAAAAATATACCAAAATTACAAGGCGATCGTGTTGAGCATCCAGATTTTATAATTGAAAATAATCTTAAAATTGATTATTTGTTCTATATTACTAACCAAATCAATAAACCAGTTTGTCAAGTATTTGCACTTGCTCTCGAAAATTTAAGAAAACATGGTTATAAACTTCCTCAAGACTATTTCGATAAAATGAAACAATCTTTGATTAATAGTGACAAAATGTACGAACCTTCTACTATTCGTGAAAAAATAATGGAAAAAAAGGCAGCTGCTGTATACGATGTATTATTCAAAAAAATTGTTCAAATTGAAGAAGGAAGAAAATACGGACAAACACAAATTAATGACTTCTTTAGAAAAAGATAACTCACAATTAATGGCAATTACATTTTTTTATATCAAGAATTTACTCGAATCAAATAAACCAATCCCAAAAAAAGTTATCAAATATCTTATTAAACATGATTTAATATTGAATTCTATTAACACTTTATTACCTAATTATTTTGAATTTCCCATAAGTTTTGAACCAACATATAAAAGAAATTCATATACTGGAAATTTTAAACTTCAAAAAAGAAAATTTGGATTATGTAGTGTAGGACGATTGCCTGGATATACAGACAGAGTTATGTTTAATACAATTTGTCCAATTAAAAACTATTTATACGATTCTATTCGTTTAATTGGTAATGATCATTTTCCAATATTATTTTTATGTAATATTAATACATTCAATATAGGTATATTATCATGGAATATAGGTAAAGGTAATCCAGAACATATATCACCACATAGTATTCACAAATACTTTTCAATGTTTAGAGAAGTTCCCCATATATTTATTATAGCTTTTCAAGAAGCTTCTATTAATACAGTTCCAAATGTTGAAATATGGGATGGTATATACAATTCTTATATTACATTACACGGTAATAATATTAAATCTATAATTGGTCATATTGTTGGATTTGGACTTGAAACTACAATATTATGGAATAATGAATATGTTGATGTAAAACAAATTTTTAAAGAATCTAATATTGGATCTATAACAAAAGGTTGTCAAAATACTAAATTAAAACTATATGATAAACATAACTCTATAACACTTACGCTATCTAATATTCATGCCCCATTTACAACCAATTTTTCTAAATATTCTAATTATTTCAAATCTGTTTTAAAATCTATTAACGAATTTGACGATTCAGATATTAATTTTATATTTGGAGATTTTAACAGTCGTTCTCTATTAAGATTAACACAATGCACACATCCATTGATTTTAAAGGATATTACCATTAATCAGTGCAAATTATTAAAACAGTTAAAAAATGCTTCTTTCAAAATAAAAAGTTTTATTAAAAATAATACTAAAAAATTAGATTTTAGTGTTCAATCACCATTACATCAGAATAAATTATTATTACAATTCAAATATAGTGATTATTTTTTTTATTTAAAATCAAAACTATAATGCATTATATTTAATACAATTAACCTTCATCTTAAGTATTCTTTCTCTCCCCTTGCAAACCCCTCTCTTTCTTAATATTTGTTGTCTTCAAAAGGAATGTAGTCCATCAAATTATTAACACCATTAGGCACTTCAAGTTCCAATCCATCTAAATCTACACTAAATACAAGTTGACAACCAAGTCTTGAATATTTATTTTGTTCATAAGCCAAATCCAACATATCTAATTCTGCTTCACATGGCTTTCCAACCTTATCAAACCAGGCTTTATTCACATAAACGTGACATGTTGAACACGCCATAATACCACAACACGCACATTCAATATGTTCTCTCAAAGCTATCGCAGATTTGTTTTTCTCTTTTTTTATTACATCATATAAAGATTCACCTTCGTACGCTAATAATTTGAATTTCGAGTTACATGCTTTTATGGAAAAGCTAATTTGTTTTTTGTGTTTTCTATCAATTATTTCTTTTTCAACAGCATCAACCAATGAATCAAGATATTTAGGTTTTCCCATTTCATAAGATTGGGCTAATTGTTTAAGAGTCGGAAGCAATTCACTTAATTGTATTCCTGAACTATTTGAAGCTAAAGCATTTACAACTCCATTTGCCACTTCAATTGAACAAGTCTTGTCTTCTCTAAATTCATAAACACTTAATATAAAATCAGAAGCCTTTTTCAGTTGTATTTTCATATCAGTATATTGCGAATAACTAGCTCTTATCAAATTAAATCCTATTTTTCTCATCTTTCTTATTAAAAATGACTCACAATATATAAGAAATATTAATAACTAATATTTACTATTATAATTATAATATGCCTTCAATACTCTTAAACTTAAAAATTGAAAAAGATAATGAATTCTCTTTTCCCCCAACAATCGAATATTCTGCTAAATTATATGGAAGATCTGCTTCAACTATTGTATCAAAATTTAAAGAAATTGAATCACAGTTTTTATTAACACAAAAAAATAATTATAACAAAACTGAAGTATTCAAAACTTTGGAATTGATAGAAAAATTGTATAATATTACCAACCAAAATATTGAATTTATATATTATAGCACTGGAAGTTATTATTTAAAAGGATTTTTGTCTACTATCGAATATAGAGTCAATTTGGTTACAAAAGAAAGATTAAAAAACACAAGATCTATAAAACGTATTTTGGGCAATTTTGAAGAATCAATATCACCAAATATGATACACAAAATACTTACATGGCTTAAAAAAGAGAATTTTTCTAAATATGGTTCTATAAAAAGGGGAATAAAAGAACAAATTATTATAGATTTAAAAAAACATAATATATTTATTAACCCTAAATTTCTTTGTGACTTTATTGATAAAAATAATCCAATGCTATTTGTTAAAGAATGGAAAATTCAAACACATATTAATGGTAAAAGATTAAAAAATGTACAAATTCGCGAATTGTTCAAAAAAGCTTTTTACAAAAGAGAAAAAGAATGTATTAGATTTAGAATAATATATCCTTCTTTAAATTGTTTGCCAAAAAATGTAGAAAATTTGATTATTAGCTATATTGACGATTATACAATACACCACTCTGTGTAAATTTTTATATATATTATATTATATAAATATGATGTCAAAAACTGAAAAAACCCTTTTTAGATATTTAGGTACTGCTTTATTGATTCTCATTATTGCAGGTCTTCTATTTGGAGTTAGAGAAAAATTTGGTTCTTATGGAAATTCCAGTCCCGAAGAACTTGAAAAATTTGCATCCTGTTCTAGTTGTGCAGGTGGATGCGCCGGTGAAAAAGAAGAATAGATTTATAATGGACTAATAATTTTTGTACATCCAGGTTTATGTTTTGGTCTTAAACCTTTTCGAGATTTTCCATTAATTACACAACGTTCATATAAAGAAATCCCATATTGTTTACATTGACAATCTCTTGGTAATATTCCTAAAACCTCAAATATTTCTTCCCACATCAATTCTGGATCTAATTCTGAATTTGCTCCCCCATTTAATACTGAATTTTCTTCAGTTTCCTTTGTTTCAATTTCTAATTCGTGTAAATTTTCTGATGTTTCTTGAGGTGGATTGTCTATATTATATTTATTCATAAAAACAAATATTGAATTGATTGTTGGATAATTATCAAATTTTCCAAAACCACAATTTTTTTCAACTAAATATTTCACTAAATTATATGAATCTTTCAAAAAACTTCTATGTTTTTGACTCGAATTTGGATAATATAATTCATATTTTTGTGCTCTCTTATTTGTAAATAAAATCATATTTAATTTATTTTCCTCTTTAAACTTAACTATTTCTACTATAGAATTCCATATTTTATTTAAATCATATACAACAGGTGTAGTATGTTTATTTTTATAATAATTTAAAGTCTTTTTTTTCATATCAATATAAGAACCCCAACCTAAATTATCTATTTGTTGCGGCTTATTTCCATCTTGACTAATATAACATACACATAAAGTATGACCATTTATTATTAATCTATTATCGGTATCAACTTTTCTATGAGAACGAGTTTTTCTTTCCATAGACAAAGGACTCAATTTTATAAATTCAAATAAAAGCAATGTTTCTAACTGCTTTAATCGTTCTAATGTTGAAGATATGACATTTTCTGATTTAATTAGCTCTTGTGTTTTTAAAAATATGTTATCACACATTGAATCAACCTTTATCATTAATACTTACTAAAAGTAATCTTATATCTAATATTATTACACAGCACTAAGTAAAATTAAAACAAAATACATAAAAGAAGCTTAAGTTTTAGATTTTAGTATACAATATGAATTTATCTATTTATATCTTTTTGAGTTTGTTCAATTCTTTTTTTAGCTTTAGTCCTGATTCTAACCAGAAAATTACAAAACTTACTAAAAATAAAATAGAAGACTTTCAAAAAGGAACTAAGGGATTTTTATTTAGAGATGAAATCGTTGGATACGGAAAATCTCCATCTTATGGAGATTTGCTTGAAGTACATTATAAAGGGTGGTATGTCACACATAACGATACCAACATAATACAGTTTGATGATTCTAGATGGAATAATGAAACACAAGGTTTAAAATTTGAATATGGTATAGCTCCTATTATATTAGGATGGAAACTTGCGCTAAAAGATATGAAAGAAGGAGGCTTTAGAACTATTATACTGCCTCCAGAACTAGGATATGGTAAACATGATGTTCATGTTTCAAATAGACCATCTATACCCCCAAATTCTGAACTACGATTTGATATAGAACTAATTAAGGTTAATGATGACTTTTTCAGAAAAGTTAGAACGAATCTTAATAAATTTCTATTTCCAAATGGCAATGACTATTTATAATTTTTCCATATTATTTATGTCATATTTTGAATCCTTTAGATACATATATTCGCATTTTTACTTTGTATTTAAAGTTTTAGTACAAATTCTGGATTACCTATGTATGTCGGATGTATAGTTGATATTTGAATTATACTATTATATTTATCATGTATCTTATAATATATTGTTATTCCTTCAATTGTTATATATGATTCCCACCCTTCTTCTAATTTTTTGGGAAATTCTCTTTTTCCCGTTTGTTCTTGAATATCATCCAGAATTTTGTTATTAACATTTATTATATTATCATATTCTGCACTTTTTTTAAAGTTACTAACAATAGCATTAGGAGACTCTAATTGTAAATGTATATTTTCAGGAGTTTCCTTATTTGAAATCTTTTTGTATATAGTTAGCCCCTCTATTGTATGTATTGTTTCCCAACCATCAAGTGTTTTTAATCCTTCCAAAGAACCCATACTCCAATTATGTGTAAGATATCCTCCTTCCTCATCATCTAAACTTCTTATTCTTTTTGCTGGAGAAGAACGGTTTGGAATAGGACTTATCGATTCTTTTAAAAATCTATTACGTGGAGGTTTTTCATAATTAGGATCAAAATTAGATGCTTTACTAACAACTACAGGAGGTGGTGTTCTTGAATATATGCTAGTTAAACTTCTACTTGTTTTTGGACTATGATAAATACTAGGAGACATTGTCATTGAACCTAAATCTCCAAATGAGCCAAGACTGTCTATTTTACTATTTCTACTAGTTGAATCGCTATTTGAATCGCTATTAAAATCGCTATTTATACTTTTTCCATCATCTTCGAAATTCATACCTCCTTTCTTTATAGAAGATTTTCTTCTTGATTTTGGAATATGTTTTCTTTTCAAAGTTTTTGATTTCTTAGATTTTTTATATACAGATTTTTTTGAAACCATACTATTATTATTATTAAATGTTATAATATTAGTTTTTTAAGAATTTTTTATTTCTCTTTGACCATCAATTATTGAATATTCAACTTGTTTACGTAAATTTATATCAACCTTCTGTTCAGATACGATTTGTTCTGTTTTCGCTTCCCATAGTTTTTGAATAAAATTAGTTGATTGATTCCTAAAATCTTCACCATATTCTTCCTCTAATTTATCAACCAATTGAATTATCATACTTTCAATTACATCTTTTTTATGAGTTGTTATCCAGTCAGAACCATTAAATACTTTCATATCCGGAAATCTCTTATTCGGCAGTTTTAGATTATGATTTTCTGGATGGTCTCTATCAAAATGTAATTTTCTTACTATTTCCGGTATACATGTATTTACACCCCGCATAATATTAAGAACATCGTCTTTTAAATATTCCCAATTCTCATCTCCATGAGGAAGAACATTTACATTTAACTGAATATTATTTATAGTACAATTTTCATAATGTTTCGAGTTACCAGAATAAGTATTTGTTTTAGGTCTTTTTGTAACTTGATTTCTTAGCTTACCATTTTCTACTAATAATTTTTGAACTTGTAAAGATAGTCTTTCATTTTCCTCTCTTAATTTTTCTACTTCATTCAAAGGTCTCGACTCTTTTGCTTTCTTTAAATGCTTTCCACTTGCATAATGTTTTTCAAGGAAAAATTTTCGTGAAAAATTTTGATTACATAAAGCACAATGCCACTTATTGGGTAAAGTTGATTTGCTATTAGACATCCTTAAATATTATAATATAAAATTTCTTAAATAATTATCTTAATTCTTTCATATATAAACCATAAAAAATGAATCTCATTTACTATACCAAAAAATAAATTAATTAAATATGAGTGAACATTCAACAAATCTGTGTGTTATTTGCCATGAAAATATTAATTTAGATGATTTATATCAAGAAATAATAATATGCCTACCTGAACGTGGTGGGTGTGGAAATTTTTTTCATAAAAATTGTGTTAATAGATGGTGTAATACTTCACACACAAAAGAATGTCCAATGTGTAGAAACCCTGGAATTTGTGAACAATTACGAGAAGAAAAGGCAATAAAGGAAAAAGATGATAAAGAGCCATTGCAACAACGCGAAGTACATGCTATGGCGGACGCCGCCGCCAGATGGCGCGCATATCGACGAATAATTGATGCAAAGTTATATATTCAGATCCCAGAAGAAATATCGGAGGAAACGCAACAAGACATATTCTCAAAATGGTATACAAATCTTACTCCTGATATATCAGAGATGATAAATACAGCTTTGGCGGCGGCACGAGACGAAACGGATGATAACATGAAGGATGCTTATTTGCGAGTGATTCAACACAAAGAACCCGGAGCACGAGACAATATGCCCACAATAGAATATGAAAATGCGCATGAATTGTGGGGGGACGCACATTCAAGGTGGAAAAAAGCCGAGGAAGACGCAAGAAATGAAGATGAGCAGGTTCGAGGAGAGGTAAATCGCGCAATATCTCGCGCACAGCGAACCACTCGCCATGGCAGCGATGAGGATACTCGTCTCGGCGCTGTGGAATATGCAGAAGACGCGGAGGCCAATGTAGCCAAATTGAAGGTTCTTATCGAATTTTATACTGATAAAGCAGAAATTGCTCATCAAGATGTGATACAACTGGAGTGGCGTAAAAAACTATCACAGACTTCTTCTTCAGAATTGGAAGAATTGCTAAAAACATACAGAAAACAAGTAGATGATTTGCTTGAGAGATTGGAAACTCTGGAAAATGAGTTTTATGAAGCAAGGAAGGTACGTGATGTTATGGTGGCTGATGTGGCGAAGGATGATTTTGTAATACTACAGGAAAGAGTCTCCGGCGCCGCCGAGACGAAACAAGACAGCGATTCAGAAAGCGAAAGTGATTCAGACAGTGAAAGTGATTCAGAAAGTGAAAGCGAGAATGAGGAACTACAAAGACGACTAATGTTAACAACTGTTTTAAGACTTTTTGGCGAAGATTGGGAATCTGAACCAGGGTTTCCATTGTTGAGCAGAGAAAATCTGGAACGAATGCCTTTACATATATTAAGAGAAATTCGTGACTTTTATCAAAGATTATCTGAAAGAGTGCAAAATATGTGGTTAAGAGAAATTCCAGTGACAGCACAGCAAAGAGAAGAACTTGAACAAAGAAACGAAGTCGAATCTCTTCGAGAAAGGGTACTTGCAATACAGCGTGAAGTAAATACAGAGGTTGAGCGATTAATAGATATTGTATTAAGAGCCCAAGATTTGCGTAATGATATGAATACACCTGCTTCGGTAGAACGAAGATTGGCAGAAATAAGATTGGCAGAAGATGAATCGTCTGTTTCTTCTGATAATCAATCTGGTGGTATGGAAAACTTGAAACCATTTAATAAGGAAAAGCTTGAAAAATTAGACAGATATATGCCAGGTGCATGGGACTTTGTTCAAATGGAAAAAGATAGAACAGATGAAATGCCTTTAGAAAGGAGTCATCAAAAATTTGTTTGTCCTGATATATATGATAAGATCGATTTTTTAGAAGGATGGATGAGAAAAGTTATAAATAAGTTTCAACCAAACAATCCGAATATACATTTTGAAATTAGAAATTATTTTCAAAATCTTCCTCCAAAAATATTTAATCATGACACTTTGTCAAGAACAATACAAATAATATTAGGAAATACTAATCAATCAGAAGATGCGGAAGTGATTATAAAACAGTTTTTGAAAAATATAGCTATGGGGGTTGTAAGACTATCCGGAGGTATTTTTCAACAAGGTCCAATACCACAAACTGTTTTAGAAGAAATGGTAGTTGGACCAAATCCACTTGGTGGAAATTTGCTATCAATTTTATTATCATATAGAGCTAATGATATTTTTCAAAATTGGGATGTTGAAGTACAAGGACATGAACTTGAAGGATATAATATAAATATCTCTGAAAAACGAACTGGTGAAAATCCAGTTGGAGGTCTCCAAGGTCCTATATTTTTTAGAATAAATGGATTTAATCTGGAACATATAGAAGAAGATTTACCAGAAATTCTGGAAGGAATAAATGTTTTGAAACAACAAGTTGCTCGAACGTGTAATGTTCGTTCTAATCGTATAACTAGGGCAGGTGGTAAGAAAAAGTTATTGAAATATAAATATAAAAAACATCTTGGTGGTTCCGATAATTTTGAAAAAATTGGTAATAATAGTTTTTCTGATGGAGAGATCCAAAAATTTTTAGGTGGCATGAAACCAGAAGATCTAACTCCTAAAAAGTTAGAAGAATTACTCAGCACTTATCGAGTAAATAATAAAATATATGAATACTTGGATATATTTGATAAAAAACATCCTCGATTTGATTGTAAATCAGATGAATCAAAACTGGATGAACTTGAAAAGTGGATGATTCATACTTTACTTACATTACAACTTACATTTGAAGACGCAAGTTTTTATATTGGAGGGCGTGTTATTCCGAATACTCCTCTAAGAAGAGATATTTATTTTAGCGATAAAGAGAATGTTAATGAAACAAAACTTAAAACAGAGGAGGAAATTAAAAATTTCATAAGAGATTTTAAGAAGCAACCAAGTATTGAAATTAAAAAATTATTAAAAATATTTGTCTCGACGACTCCAAGAGTTCATAATCATACTGGAACTATAAGGCATCTCGGTCTTAATCTTGTAGTTGTATATAACTATTATTTATTTGAAAAAATTGATTGGAATTCGAATCCTATAAGACCATATAATAGAGAAAATAGTAATGATTATCGGTTTGGTATTGGAGGTCTTTGGAGTCTACGAAATGGTGCTTTGAATCAACGAGTCAAAAATGAGATAAATGCCCATAAAGAATTAAAATTGAATGTATCTGCCTTTAAAAAAAAACTCATACGAATAAGTTGCTATAGGGCGGAAGAGAAATCACGTAAAAGACGTTTAAAAAAACAAGAAGATATCAGAATGGACGATGATTCTGATGATTCTGCAGAAAGTCTAAATTCTTTATTTGATAAAAAATTAAAATTATCTGGAGTTTAATTGTTTTATAATCATCTGAATATATCAAATCTATAAATCCAAAATGATGTGTTTCAAAAAAGAAACAAAAAAACACAAAGTATGTATTTTTTTAATTTGGTTAAAAATTTGTTTGTAAATTATTTTTTTTTAAAATGTAGTAGCTTAGAGACAAAATCAGTAGTTTTCTGATAATGTATATATTTATAAAATTATGTGATTTAATTACCATTTTTTATAAAATCTGTGATTTCTGATATATTTGTATTTCTTAGTATATCTTCTATTTCTTCTTTTTTTTTTTTCTAGAAAAAATTTAAAAAAATAAAAAAGCATACCCCCTCAAATTCGGTTTCTGTTTCAACCAAGAAACCGGTAGAATCCTTATTCCAACTATGAACATTTGTGTAAAAAAGTAGTATATGTAGATCCATCTATATTTTATAAGTAATTTGTCATACATTTGGTTTCTAAATTTTGAATATTTTTGACTAGTATGCATTTTTAAAACAAAAATACAAAAAATCATTGACAGACTATAATTAAATTAATGGACAATTTATGTAAAAGATAGTATATGGGATACTTTTTATTTATTAATAAGGTGACTACCAATCCTAAAAAATTTGAAATGAAAATATATTATTAAATTAAGATATGTTTTCTATAAATTCAAAACAAATATAATATATTATTGATAAATAACTAATAAATGGATATTAGTTCAGAAAATATAATTGAAAACTCAATAAAAGATGAATTGATTAAAAAAATTGAAATTCCATTTGAATCCAAAATAGAACTCTATATTGTAACTCAAGAAGACTTATATGAAACTGAAAATACTCAAAATGTGTATAAAAATATGGTGGGGTGTTTCAAGTCTTACGAAAAAGCAAAGCGATTCTATGAATGGCAAAAAGAACTGGATACAGACATGGATTATAAATATGAAATTAGACTACTAAATTTAACAAAAGACCATCAAGGAGAGCTATTCATACCTGATAGGTATATTATAACGCCCCAATATAAAGATAGTGTGAATACAAAAAATATATTAAAATACTTAGCAAAATTACAAAATATAGAAAAAATTGGCTCAGACGATTAGATAATAACTGATAATTTAATAAATTATATATAATGGCTTTTTGGTGTAAATTAAAAAATAAAGAAAAGGATGAACACTCTTTAATAGAATCGAATCATGCAAATACTAAATGTTATTTATCTGAAAAACGTATTAGGGATAAATTAAATTTGTTTAAAAATTCTCTAACAGTTTATGCAGTAACTTGTACAAATATTTATGACACTTATACTGGATTTGATGATATTGTAAGTTTGGAATGTGTTTTTTGGGAGAAAAAAGATGCACAGGAAATGGTATCACAAATAAATATTAATGATCCAAGTGTAGTTGATGGCGGAAAATCGGATTTGTATTATGAAGTAAAGCCAATTGATATTGGTATTAAAATTTCAGGAGAATTATATATTGTAACAAAATTAAAAGCGAAACATAGATTGATAGTTCTTGATAAAATGTTATATTTTCTGGATAGTGATTTAAAGCTAGATCACTATACTATATTTAATATAGAATAGACTTCATGACACAAATACAAAAAATTATATCTCCTAAGTCTGGAAAAGTCAGTCAAATAATTCATATTGCAGATATTCATATCCGAAATGGGGATGAAATAGTTTCACGATATGACGAATATTACAAAGTATTTTCAAATTTGTTTAATACATTGAAAAAGTTAAGTTCTGTAAAGAATAATGAAGCTGTTTGTGTAATTTGTGGTGATACTTTTCACGCAAAAACAAAATTGGAAACTCCTGGTATAAAATTATTCTTATATTTACTACAGAACCTTGGGAGCATATTACCAACGTTTATAATACTGGGTAATCATGATTTTAAGCAAGACCAAATGGATAATTCGATTGATTTTCTGGATGCATTTGGGCATGTAATCTCTGATAATATTGTATTTTTACAAGAAACGGGGTTATATAAATGTGCAAATCTGGGAATTGGATTGGTAGATATAAAAGATACATTAAGAATAGGTTCTGGTTCTGGGATGGCTGAAAAATTGCCTAATTTTCCAGATCCAAGTGAATTCGATGAAGAAATTAATAAAACAATTGCTTTATTTCATGGAACCATGGTTCAGTCAAAATTTACAGACAATAGAACTACAAATGAGGGTTATCCTTGGGAATGGATAGACATTGGTTACAATTATGCTTTGCTTGGTGATATTCATAAACAACAAATATTTCCAATGCGTAAAAATACGAATATGATAGGAGCTTATAGTGGTTCTTTAATACAACAAAATTATGGTGAAACATTATTCAAACATGGAATTCTAATTTGGAATTTAAAAGAAGATTCTGTAAAAAGCATTGATATAAAGAATGAATACGGTTTTTTGAAATTGATGAATAAGAATAATACATGGTTATTGGAAAAATATGCTTTAATTGATGCAGTTAAAAATCCAAATTTTCCAAAAAAATTAAGAGTTCGTATATTTGGTTCTTACAATGATGAACAAAAACAGGAGCTAAAGGAAATTCTTGAATATTGTGAATATACTTTAGATGAAACAGTAATAAAAGATGATATTAGTAAAACAAATTCATCTGATTTTTCATCAGAAGGATTGTTAGAGCAATATATGATTGAAAATAATATTAGTGATTATGAAGTACCAGAACTGAATGATTTATTGATAAAAGATGACCCAGAATTTAATGATGAATTAAAAAAAATCATAAAAAAGAAAAATAATGATTTTGAGAAAGAGTATTCTATTTACTTAAAAACATTAGAAATTTCTGATAAAATTACAAAATTCAATATAAAATATCTAGAATGGGCTGGACTATTATGTTATTCAGAAAAAAATTGGATCGATTTTGATTTGATGAAAAACAAAACAAATTTAATATCAGCACCAAATGGTGGTGGTAAATCAAGCTATTTAGAAATAATTTGTATATCAATTTATGGAAAACCAATTCCGAGTCGTAGTACAAAAGGTAATCCAATAGCTTTAATTTCAAAAGGAAAAAGTGAAAAAGAACAGGCTTATACTGTTGTTCATATTGAAATTGATGAATCAATATACAGAATAAATCGTATTTTCGATAAAGATGGAAAACCAAAAACTCGTGGAGGTGGTGTTTTTAAGCAAAATGGTGATGAATGGATAACTATTTGTATTGATCCTCCAAAAATAAAGGAATGGGTATCAAAAAATATTGGAGATATAAATGAATTTTTAATGACAACTTTAGTTAGTCAAAATAACGATTCTGATTTTTTGTCAATGAAGCCAACAGAGCAACGGTTACATTTAGAAAAACTGCTTGGTATGAGAGTAGCAAATTCAAAAGCAAATTTATTTAAACAAGCATTTTCTATTACAAAATCTTTTAAGACTAATTTAGATGTATCTTTTGAATATAATGAACATAATAATTTACAAAAAGATGAATTAGATGCTATAATCGCAATTTATAATGTAAAAAAGGATATACTAAATAAATACAATGAATCTCTAAAAAAATCATGGGGTATTTGCAAAGTAGAAGATTTGGAGTTAGATATTTGTGAAATAATATCAAAATGTAAATCATATAAAAATATTGAACTCGATTTTGTTTCAGAAAAAACTATATTACAAAATCTAAAAATAATACAGTCAAAATTGGAACCTCCGTGTAAAAAACCAGTAAAATCTTATGAATATTTAGAAAAAAAATCGAATGAAATAGTTGAAAAAATAGGATATACAAATAAACCTTTGTTTGAAGAAGATGGAATAATTAAGATTGAAGATGAATTTAGTCGTGAAATTGAATATCAAACAATTTCATTCGAAGAATATGAGGAATCTTTAAAAAATATTGATAGGTTAAGTTATAAATTAGAAAAATATTCAAAAGAAAAAGAAGAGATTCATCAAGAAAAAATGACATTAGAGAACAAAGATGACGATTTATCTGAAAAATATGCTTATATACGACAAAATGTTATAAGTATGCCAAATGTTGATAAAGAAACTATAAAAGTTTTGTTAGATGATGTAAAAAGAGACAAAGATTTATATGATGAAAATAAAGCATTATTAGCAATTTATTGTGCTCAAAAAGTAATTTGGGAAGAACATATTGAAAAAGTTGAATTAAACAAAAGTGAATATAATAATATTTGTAATTCTATTGAAGAAACTCGTCATAGTTTGAAAGATATTCCATTCAATCCAAATTGTAATGCTTGTAAATCTCAGCCATTAAGGAAACAATTAAATAATTTGTATTTAAGAAGTCAGAAATTTGTAGAAGAATCTATAATTCTTGAGGAAAAAACGAATAAATTAGTTAAAATTTCTTCTGAAGAATGTGATGAACTTAGAATTTGGATTAATAAATTTGAGAATAAATCAAAATTATTTTATGACTATTTACAACTTTTGGACAAATGGAAAAAATTTGAAGAATATGATGAAACATTGAAACTTATTGACGCACAACGAGATGAATTAAGAAAAACAGTCAAGGAAGTTCGTTTAAAACATAAAAAATATGAACTAAATGAGAATTTAATAAAGGAAGAACTAAATAGTTGTAGAGAATTATGTAAAAAATTTGAGTATATACAAACAAAGAGTCAATATTTTGATGAAAGAAAAGCTTTTGTGGTAGCAATAAAAACACAATGGTATTTGTATAAAAAATATAAAAAATATGAAGAATATAATGAAATATACAAAGAATTTGAGCAATTAAAGCAGTATATGGTTTATGAAAATAAGCTTAAAAATATTCAAAATCGTATTTGTGAAGTATTACAAAATATAGATAATTATAAAAAAATATTGAAAAATTATAATTATTGGACTGAAATAAGAGCAAATAAAGATGATTACGATAAACAATCAAAAAAAAATTTAGAGATACAAATACTTATTGAAGAAATTCAAGATTTATATGGGAGAAAAGAGGTTTTATTACATTCTATAAATGAGAAAAATATAGTAAATGAAAAGAACCTTCATTTGAAGGAAATAAGTGATAATATAGGCAAAAAAATGGATAAATTATTTGAACTTGGAAAATTATTTGATCAATATAGATCTTGGTTATATGAAAAGCATATTTTACCAAAGCTTGTAATGAGAGCAAACAAGTTTGTTTCTAATGTTGAATTATACTTATCATTATGTTATTCCATAAAAGAAGACGGAACTTTCATTTTTACTGTGAAAAATGAAAAACATGAAGTATCTTTAGAAAAAGCATCCGGATTTGAATATTTTATTTTGGCTATATCAATTCGACTGGCGTTTATAACATTAACTATGGGTGATAATTTAGGTGGTCAATTTTTTATTGACGAAGGTTTTACAGCTTGTGATTCAAGACATTTGAATAAAATACCCAATTTCTTACAATGTTTGTTGGAAATGTTTAATTCAATTATATTAGTTAGTCATATTGAGCATATTAAAGATTCAGTAGATAATACAATATTTATTAGAAATAGAAGTATTCAACATGGTTCAACATATAGTTTCAAAAAACCTAAAATTGTTCGAAAAAAAAGAGTTAACTCTTAACTTATAATCTTTCAAAAATTATATTCTATATCAATTAATGGCAGATGGAATAAATCAAATGGATGAAATTGATTTAAATAATCTTGACTTCTCCGAATCGGGTGATGAATCGTCATCATCATCAGAATCTGATAACGATCCACTACCTCTTCGGATACATATAAGTAATTTGTCGACTGCAACCGACGACGAGGGTGCTGGGAAAAGTGGTTATAGTCTCAATGATATTTTTGTGGTCAGTGATGCATACCGCACCAGATTGACAAACATGCGTGAGCGGTTCAGGGTAATGATGAATAATTATTTGCGTGATATCACTAGGCTTCTCATCGCAGAGGCAAATGATGATGAAGACGACGCAGAGGCAAATGATGATGAAGATCTGGGTCTTTTGCAGCGTTATTGGGCTGCGAACGCGCGCGTAGATGCGAATGTGCTCGAGGTCGCGGGAGATCCGCCGATAGAAGCTATGGTATCACAAAACATTAGTGCAATTGTAAATAGGTGGAATCACGAGACCGATTTTTTTGAGGTTACAACATCTGATGAAGTTGTCGGTATTACATATAAGGCATTTTCAAATTATCACGATATTATCGAAGAATTATTAGATGAATTAAAAGCCAAAGAATCAGAATTAGAAGCCAAAGAATCAGAATTAGAAGCCAAAGAATCAGAATTAGAAGAAACAAAATCAATTATAAATGCCAAAAATACTGATTTGGAAAAATTAACATTTTTGTTAGAAGCCAAAACTAGTAACAAAACTGTTAATACATTACCAGAGGATCTTGATAAAAAAATTGTTAAATATCTAGGTGGTAGAAAAACAAGAAGGGCTAAGAAATTTCTAAAACTAAAGACTAACAAGACTAACTTTTAACTATAGTAAAAAAAGAAATTAACTCCAAAATTAAGTAATTATTAATAGAAATGTCTAAGTTATATAACGTGGCGGGTGGTGCTTTATTACACGAGGAACTAAATGACAATTATTGGAAAGATAAAGCAAAAAAATTAATTAAAGATGGAGAAAGTGTGTCAGATGCACTGGGATTATGTTTCTCACGTCTGGAATGTGTTTTAAAATCAGATGATTTTGGAAATTCTAATTATTGGTATACACTTGGACTTATAAAAGCTGGAAAAACATTACATACATGGATATTAGATGTTCTAAAAGAAATGGAAAATGAAGAAAGAGCAGAAATGGCAATTCGTGTTTCAATAAAAAAAAATTTGCCAACAAAGAGTGTCAATCTAATAATAAGAAATTATTTGATAAAAAAAATGATACAATAGTTAAAAGTATAACCATTAATGTTAAAATCTTCAAAACTATATGACCTTGCATCAAGAGAATATTTATTTGATGAAAAACATGCGAGACAAAAAGCGAAGATTTTAATAAAAAATGGAGAAAGTGTATTAGATGCTTTGACATGGTGTTTGTTAAAAGTAGAAAATTTTAGAAAACAATGTGAAAATTTTCCTTTACAATCATTGCCATATGAAATACGAACATCATTTTGTCGGAAAATTCAAAATGCATGGGAAATTCATAAATGGATAAGAAATATTGAAAAAGAAATGGAAATAACAAATAATGTAGTTATTGTTTGTATTGTAAAAAAATTACCTAATAATTGTATAAGTAAAGTAATTTTAGATTATTTAATATAGTTTCTTCATAACTCTATGAAAAACCAGGTGGATAATATTTTAATCTCTTTTGCTTTACTCCCCCTTTTTGCGTACCATCACCCACATGCGACGCTATCTCGGACCACCACTTACTTAATTTAAGAGTCTGTTCGTTTTGTAATTTTATTGTCTCTAAGTTGCGTAATCTTTCAACCCATGCAGCAATTATTGCAGCTCCAGATATATAACCTACACGTAGACCTCTACTTACCATCTCAAAATTCCATTGGTATATAGGAAGGTTCCCGTTTAATTCTTGCATCTGTATGACAGTCATTTCATAAAACGGACTATTTACAAATTCTTTAATTTGTTGTAAAGACATTTTAGCAGTCAAACTTATACAATTTAGCCAAAACAAGAAAAGCCCCTGAAACTTTTGTTCTATTGACGTAGAGCCGAACGAGCTGAATAGACTTATTCCAATATCTTCACCTTTATTATTTGTTTTTTTCGCTGCTCCCCAATATTTCTTGTCCATTTCAACACTCAATATTGCTGTGCGCGTATTAAAAATGTGTCTTTCCGTATCTTTGTATACTTTAAAAGCATCCACATCCTTCCTTAGGGAATCATTTCTATTCTTTTTCTTTATAAATCTTTCTAAGCGTTCACCGTCTTCCCAAAATCCAGCCTTAAGTAGACGATGATGGATTTCAATTATGTTTTCAAACCACTCCTTTATCTCTTTTTTAATTGAATCCTTATCAACCCTCCCATCTGGTGTAAATCTCAAACTCTCTATCTGATACGCTTCTTTATGTATTAAATGCGGAATTCCCTCTTTCATTAAATCTTTT